TGATGCTGCTTCGACAGCCAACTGTTTCAATGCTGCTTTGCCTTGCTCACCAGGGTTAGTACCCACAATGTTCTTCATTGTCTCGGTGACTCTGTTGGCAAACCCACCAGTAGACATACTGCCTTCGCCTGCATTATCTAACACAGTACCAACAGCACGGAGAGCACCACGCTGCAGGTTGTTTACCTGCTTGGCACCCCAAGATCTTGTGTGTGCATCTCTAATATCCTCAGGCATATAGAGGATCATCTTTTTATATTCTGTACCTTCTAGTTCAGAACCAGCACCGAAACCAGTGATGTCATAGTTCTCATACCGAGCACCATAAGTACTGCCACCTGTAGAACCAATGCACTTGGCTTTACGATACGGAGGTTGATACTTATAAACTGTAAACTGAACGTAGTCATCATAATCTTCCACCTTATCTACAGGGAACCTGAGAGAAGAAGGTTGATTCAGACCACTAGTAAGGTTTGAGAAGAAGCTCATTGAACTTTTCGTTTCGCTCGGAATCTATACTTGGTTAACAGATCATATTTTAACCATACTTTTTTAGCAGTAACAGGAACTTCAATAGCTCCTACAGCTGACACAAATTGTTCCAATGGAAGATACATTGCAGAGTCCCAATCACTCTCTGCTATCTCTATATAGAGGCGATTCTGTACATCACTTCGTTTATATTTATGGATGACTCTGCGAGGCACATCTATCTTTCCTTTGGATAGTTGCTCGATAGTTTTTAATCGCTTCTTTGGGCTGACATAGTGTAGGTTTGCCGCCACCATCTCATCCACATTTACATCGAGCACCACACAGAGTGGCATCCGATCATAGTATTGTAATTTTTCTTTGGTTGTCTTTGCATCATACTCAAACAGTATTAAGGTACCCTGTCTGGGTGTGTACCTGACACCATTGCCATCGTCTGTATTAGATCTCTCTCGCTGAATGATCTCTTGCTTATTTGTTTCTGATATAGTAGAACGCATAGCTACCTTGGCAGCATTACGCCACCAGGATGGTGTCTTTTTCTCACCACCTTGTGCTGTTTCTAGTTTCTCAAAAACTGATTCCAAGTTCGTGCTCCGTTAGGATAAGGAATTCCATTCGTCTATCATCACAATAGTTCTTCGCTGCCTTCCACTTGGCAGTGTTCTTCATAAAGGTATTTACCTCAGCCAGATACTTCTTCGTTTGCCTTGACGGTTTCTTAGGAGGTTCTGTTTGTTTACGAGGTTTGATTTCTATGATATACTTCTTAAGTACGTTATCTTTATCCCTCAACTTCACGTAAAAGTCTGGATAGTATCTGTGAACTCTGCCATCAGTAGGGCAACGGTAAGGAATAACTATCTCCTCACTCCCCCACTCTAGGATGTGCTCATTGTTATCACAGTACTTCATAAATCCTAACTCCCAGGATGACCTGTAAAAGATCCTGCGAGGGTCGCCTTTATATTTCTGGTAGTGCACTGGTTTGTACTGACCCGATAGTACCCGAGTGTACGCCATAAATAAAATGTAATCCTTTAGCCTATTTAGATGGCAAATCTTTATAGTAAATTACAGAAAGAGATTGCTCGTGGCGGTGGGATCGCAAAGTCGAATCAGTTTCGAGTTGTTTTTCCTCAACTCAGTGGATCTTTCTTCGACAATCTGGCAGTCAAACCTGAAAGAGAGACACTAGAAGTCTTCTGTAACAACGTAAGTCTTCCCAGTGTTCAGGCAGCGACTGGTCAAGTCAACGGCTACTATACAGGTTCATCGTACAAGTATCCTACGATGAAAATGTATAATGATCTGTCATTGTCGTTTGTTTGCGACGCTAATATGACAGCGTTGAAATTCTTTCACTCTTGGTTTGATAATATCTTCCAAGACAAGAATCAATTTGATCAAGATGAGCGTATCCCTGATGAGATGTCGCACTATCCTCAACGGAAGCGCAACAGATTTACACGTCTAGCCTATCCAGATTCCTATCAGACAACAGTTCTTATCGATAAGTTAGAACCAGGTCCTAGATACAGAGACCAGGGTAGAAGTATGAGGTACTTCCTTACCAATGCTTACCCCTACTCCATCGATGCTGTTCCTCTGGATGCAGGCACACAAACTCTCCTAGTTTGTAGTGTTAATATGTTCTATGAAAGATTTGAAGTGCAGTTTGAAGACGCACGCAAGAACTTGAGGAGTGACTCTAATAACATTAAGTCATCTAGACCACCCACATCTTTGTCTGGTGCATTAGACTCAGTTAAAGATGCTTTCTCAGGACTCACTGACAGCTTCGGTGGTCTCTTCTAAATACTATTATTGAACCTTAGACTATGCCTTTACCAAAGATTGATGTGCCAACTTATACTTGTGCACTCCCTTCCACTGGGCAGACAATCAAGTATCGCCCGTTCCTAGTTAAAGAAGAGAAAGTTCTTCTGATGGCTATGGAATCTGAGGACGAGAAACAGATTCAGGATGCCATCGTTAACCTTTTGTCTCACTGCATTACTAGCAGGATCAAAGTCGAAAGGCTGTCGATGTTTGACCTGGAGTATCTGTTCCTGAAGATTCGTTCTAAGTCTGTGGGTGAGGAACTGAACCTGACTGTAACTTGTCAGGATGATGGAGAAACCAAAGTCGAAACCACCATCGACTTGGAAGAAGTAGAAGTTAAGATCCCTGATGGACATAGCAAACAGATCTATGTCAGTGACAACATTTCTATTATGATGAAGTATCCATCGATGGAACAGTTCATCAAAAATAATTTTGGTGGTGAGCAAACCTCTGAAGAGGTGTTTGATATTATCGCTGACTGTATTGATCAAGTCATCGATGGTGATGAAGTACACGAGTCTGCTAACTGCTCTAAGAAAGAACTCATCACCTTCCTTGAGAGCCTGACGTCCAAGCAATTTGAAAATGTACAGGAGTTCTTCGTCACTATGCCGAAGTTGTCCCACACATTTGATGTCATCAATCCCAATACAAAAGAAAGAAACGAGTTCACCCTGGAGGGTCTCGCCGCTTTTTTCGGATGATGATGTCTTACAATAGTTTAGAGAACTATTTTAAGACAAATTTTGCTTTGATCCAGCATCATAAATATAGTCTAGCAGAGATCGAGAATCAAGTTCCCTGGGAAAGAGAAGTATATATTGCTCTACTTCTCCAGCATCTTGAGGAAGAGAATCTAAAACAAAAGCAGGCTAACGCAAGTAGGTAATGGCACTGGACACCAGCAAGTTTAAACAGAATCCTCTTGCCGCGAGCAACGCTTCAATGGTGAAGTTGCAGGCGGAGAGCGTCAAGCAGCAGATGGTTAGTAATCATCTGCTCAGTGACCTTGTTAGTATCCAGTCGCAGCAACTGAAGCTGCAGAAGCAGCAACTGCTGCTAGACAAAAAGAAAATTCAAGCCTCTAAGTTTAGTAGACAGGAAGCATCCATCGAGAGGATGAGTTCTGGTGTCTCTAAATCTGTCAAGGGACCAGCAAAGAAGGGTAAAGTAAACCCCAAGGATCTGCTCAAGCTCCTTGGTCTTGGTGCTTTGCTTGGTGGAACTGCAGCGATTGCAGCAAACTCTGATGCTATCCTGGGTCTCATTGCAAATACCCTGGACAATGTGGCAGGGTCTATTGATAATGCTGAGAAGAAACTGCGTGAGTTTGGTGAGCGTGCAAAGAAAACTTACGCACAACTTAGAAATCTAGCAACACCAATCGATGGCTTCAGTGCCTTCGGTATTGGTAATATGGCGATGGGTGTGACCACCGCCAAGAAGATGACCGCGCTCAAGGATGGAGCGAAGGTCCGTGGTGCGATCGGTCGAGGTGTAAGCGGTGCAGCGAAAGGCACTAAAGAGTTTATTGGCAAAGGTGTCACAAGAACTAAGGATGCTATCAGAGGTGGTGTAAAATCAGCTACTCCTGGTGTCACCAGAGCTCTGGATAGTGTAGATGATCTTGCGAAGACACCTACTGCTGCTACCAAAATAACTCCTGGGCGTATCTTCGGCAGAATCAGAGAAGGATTGCAGCCTATGGGTGTGGGTGATCCTAGCAAGAGTGTTGCTGCTAGGTTCCAGAGACTTGTGGGTGCTGGTGGACAAGCACAAGGTAGAATTGCAAACACTGCTAAGGCTATCAAGCAGCAGAGTCAGTTGTTTATGCAGGGCATCACTGGTGCTCAGAATGCAACTGTTCTCCGCACCGCAGGTCGCCCTTTCCCAAACATTGCACGTGGTGCTGGTAGTCTTGGGGATGAAGCGGGTGGTTTCTTCCGTGCTGGTAGAGGTATTAGAACTGGTGTTCAGAACATTGCTTCTGGTAAAGCACTTCAGGATCTGACATCCAACCTGGGTAAGTTAAAAGCAAAATCAATTACTGGTTTGTCCAATGTTTTCAAGGCATTGCCTGGACAAATTAGTGCTATGGGTAAAGCATCGGCACAACTTGGTAAGA